TCAAACTGTAGAAGCATTACCAGAAGATTGCGTTGGGTTTGTTTATTTGATAACAAATAATCAAACCGGTAGAAAATACATTGGAAAAAAATTAGCAAAATTTAGTAAAACAACATACAAAACAGTAAAACTCAAGAACGGCAACAAAAAACGCAAAAAAATTCGTAGCAAAATAGACAGTGATTGGCAACTTTATTACGGCAGCAACATAGAACTTAATCAAGACATAGAACGCTTAGGCGCAGGCAACTTCACAAGAGAAATATTATTTTATTGCAAATCAAAGGCAGAATGCAGTTATATTGAAGCTAGAGAACAATTTAATCATAGAGTACTAGAGTCAGACGACTACTACAATGGGCAGATAGTTTGCCGTATACATGGTAGTCACATAAAAAACAAAATACAAACTTAGACAGGCAACAACACACTCTGTTTGGTCGAGGTAGCTCGACTCGCAAGGAGGAACGGTTAGATCCCCGGTCCGGAATAGCTTGCGTGTGAAAGGCAATTGCTAACTTAAGGCAACAAATGGTTCGGGCTCTGATGAAAAAGATACAACCCGTGCTTATAGGACTTGGATCGATTTCGGGTTACTAGGGTTCCGTTGATATGTGAAGCTTGAGTAGGGGGTACCGGTCAACCGCCTCCGTGTATGGTGTACATACAATCTCATTAGAATCGATGACAGCTACACTCGGATAATGTAGAGTCAGTTCACCGTTATACGGTGAATTGTGACCGCGTAATCTGGATAATGCGTAAGAAAAACAATCATGTCTGAGCTTTAGCGAAAGACATAGATCTCAGTGAGATCTCGAACAGTTAGTTAAATCTAATACCCATTTTAGATAAATGTTTTAAAACATTTGATTCTATTGTTTGCCATTTAGTAAGATAGTCAGAAAGAAATAATTGCTTTGCTGATTCATAGTTGATAATAAAATCTTCGTGTCTGTAAGGAATGGCTAGATGTGTTGCCTGTTGGTTACAAACACTAGTTTCAAAACGATACAGTTCAACTGTATGATTAGGATAAATCATTCTGATATTGCACCAAAGATTAAATGTTCGTTTAAGAACAGACTCTAGCTGATCTAAATCGTTTTTGGTAATTTCTATTGGAGTCAGCTGATCAAAATTCACTGGAGAATCATAGTGCAGTGCGGTATGATCATCCAACATGTTTCTAGCTGTAATCAGCTTGCTACAGGCCCAACGCCACCAGTCTTGACGATACATAAAGCAAATCAAAGTGTTTGGATCACTGCACTGCTGTACTACATCAGTGTTGCTGGGTACAGCATGATGATCAGCAATAGCTGTATAAGTTTTCTGTAGTATTTCTTCCTGTAGTACCGTGGCGCACCTAGTCATGGTAAACATCATATACTGTGATATGCCGCTAGTACTGGTGCTAAATCTTATGCTAGGATGTATAATTAAATCTTCGGTTTCAGTCCATAGATTGTCGCCAATTAAAAAATCATAAGGCAAGTCTTGTGTAAAAACGGTTTTGATTGAGTAGGAATTGTCTAACAACCTGTGGAGATCTTGATAACTGTGATCGATATAAGGAGTTTCCCAAATGGTATTAGAGTCTGCAGGCAACTGCCATTGGCCGCTAGATTTAGTTTCCACATTTTTATAAGTTGGAAATAGCTGACTGATCCAATCTCGTTCGCCCGGTTGATCCTGGGTACAAAGAATAATATTCTTTGGATACATTAGAACTGATCAGGCCAATCACGGAACAGTGCGTGTTGTATGTCACCGGCAACAAATTGATTGAAGCTTTTGTGTTTGACTTCTAGTTCGCCTTCTAAAGGAGCCACGCGGCGAAACGCCGAATCCATCTGTGCCATGTCTTGGAACTCCATCAAGATCATCCACTCGGGCATGTCAGTAATACTACGGAAGCCCATTTTGCAACGAGTGATGCGATAGCTTTCCATCTTGCCTTCGGCGATCAAATGATCAAAGAAACTTTTCATTCCGTTGACCCAGTCCAAGTCCGAGATGTCGCCTTCTTTGTTTGCCCAAATTGTGTACAAGTCTGCCATTATTTTTCCTTAACTTTTAATATACATATATAATTATATGAAAATACAGTTCGCACATAATTTTGGCCACCAAGAACAGGGTGAGTTTTTTCACTTTGGTTGTGAGTTAGTTGATGTAGCTCCAGAAGAATACAATGCCGCGTTAGACTTTGGATTTTTACAATCGATACGCAACAACAAAGTAGTATGGTATCAAAGTCGCAGTACTCGTGTTGCTGTGGCCAACACCGATTATGAGTTATTGCCAGATGCCTGTATTATTGAAAATCCTACGCCGGCTCAGTTTACAGAAATGGATCATATCTATACTGCCTACTGCTACTATAAAAAGTTCAAAAAGTATTTTGAAATTGGACAACACTTGCCGTCGGATCGCTTTATGGCCTATTACCAGAGTGATGTATTTGTGGCCTGGGCCAAACTAAGACACTATTCTGATCAGGCCATAGAAACCAGTTTGTTTGCCTGGGATTATAGTCAGCCACACACCAGATTAGGCAGTCGTAGTCTAGAGCACGAAATAGCCTGGGCCAAACGCGAAGGCTATGAATATGTTTATCTAGGACCCGGCTACGAGCGATCCAGTCTGTACAAGGCTGATATACAAGGATTTGAGTGGTGGACTGGGCAAGAGTGGAGTCAGGACACTGATCAATATCGTCAGCTGTGCAAGCGTGACAGTAAGATCAAGTTGCCCGTGGATCTTTACGGTGTTTGAACAAGACTTCTAAATAGTCCGCAGGCCAAGTGTCATAAAAGCCCTTCTTGGCAACAAGCTGGGCTTTTTCATTTAGATCGCTGAGATCTTGAACCAGTGCCAGTGCATAGGTACCTTGATTCATTGAAACACCGTTGACAATTTCAGGATCGCCAGGATGATCTTCCAACGCTATGAAACCTTTGGGCAGTAAAGCTTCTTCGTTGGCAGCCGTAACATCACTTGCAAATTGTTCATAAGAAAACTCATCAGGATTGTAGGCAAGAATTAACACACTCTTGCCACCTATACCATCACGGGCAACATTGACCAGATCAAAATAAGGATTGACACCTACTCTAACGGTAAAGTCACGATCCAGTCTGGCCTTGCGAGCATATGGACAAGGAGCCCAGCCGCCTAGTGCTGGGTGCGGAACTTCTACAAAAGTTTCTATCCAGTGCTCTATATCTGATTGTACAGTGGCTAAGTCTAACATTAGAAAAATGGCAATCCAGATTTTTTAGTAGTATCCAAGTTTTCTTTGATGAGATCACTGATTAAAGTACGCTCGTCTGAACTTAGATGTAAAGCCTGATCGTATGATATTCCACCACGCATGTACCAGGCCATTTTTAACGCCTCCTCCTTGATTGTAGCAGACTCTTTTTTCATTTCCTCAATCAGCTCGGAAATTTTTTCAGGAGGTAAGGTCAGGAGGCGCGATCGAAAAAACTTGTCATATCCAAGGTAAGCTGTTGCTCGTATTTGAATTGGCACTCTGGACAGGTTAAATCAACTGGTTGTAGTTCTGAATCAGATTTAATTTTTACCAAGTGATCTCGGATATCGTTAAACAGCGAACGATCGCAGTTCTTAAAAAATTCTTGTATAAATTCGGGCTGGTTGACCATGGCATTGGGAGTTCTAATCAATGACACACTCTGGGCGATTGTGCGTACAGTAATTTCAGTTAATTTTTTGAGTGCATGACTCAATGCCATAACTTTTTCTTGGTTAGCTTCGCCGTTGTCATTGAGATCTGGCAACATCTGTAGTGCTCGCTGTTCTTCAAACTGTACTTGATTGTTGCTGTTAACTTCTTTGTAGCTGAGTGGTTTAAAGAAAATTTCAATATCGCCATGCTTGATGCTGTGTTCAAAATCTGGAGTTTTCATCTTAGCCAATACAGTACGCAGATCCAAAGCCAGTTCAGTAATGGTCTGACACTGTGGACATTCGGTAGAAAAATCCATATTTTGCCCGTAACTGGCAATTCTAATACCAACAAGAATAGCATCAATGTCAATACTAGGCACTGACCAGCCGTCTTTGATATTAGGAACACAACTTTCAATAACACTGACCACTGCCTGACCGTTGAACAATGCATCTGGAGTACGATAGGTAATTTCATCAATGGCCGTCATGGGCAACACCGGCAATTCACCGTTCTGCGGCATCGCTAGTGTGCCTTCTGGATAAAAATTACCCTGACTAGGTAGTCGAATGTACAGCGCAGGCTGTCTAAAATACTGTGATAAAGGGTTGTTTGGATTCATGGGTTTTTCCTTGGATAAGTATAATTATGGCTGATATCAATGACGATCAAATTAATGCGCTGAACGATAGCATTCGCGAACTAATCGAAATTAACAAAGGATTAGCCGCGGCCCTGGGTGTTGATGTCAAAACTAAAAAGACTGATAATAGCGAGTTTGGCAAAAAAATGGCCGAAGCTAACAAGTCGTTAGATGCCATGAAAAATACAGTAAATGCTGTTACTGGCACACTGGGATCTTTGAGAAATGAATCTGGCGCACAAGCATATAACAAGGCCATTGATTCAACAGCGGCTGGAATCAATAAACTTGGCAATTATCTAAGTGTACTTTTTCCAGAATTTTCATTATTAATTAAAACTGTACAATTTGCTACCCTGTCGCTGGCAGAGTATGGTAAAGCAGTAAGCAAACAGGCAGATGCTCTATATAAAAGCTATCAAGATTTAAGTGCCATTGGTGCTACAACTATCTCTGGTGGTTTAGATGAAGTTTTTACTAACCTACAACAGTTTGGTTATACAGTAAAACAAATTGGCAATTTAGGCGCACTGGTTAAAGACAGTGCTGACAATCTAGCAGTATTGGGTGGTACGGTAGCAGACGGTACAGCGCAGTTTGCTGAAATGAGTCAGGCAGTTCGTGAAAGTGCCTTTGGCGATCATTTGCGTATGATGGGCTTTACTATTGATAGTCTTAACAAAGGTACAGCAAATTATCTAAGACTACAAGCGGCACAAGGCGAGCTAGGAAATAAAACTCAAGAGCAACTGACCGAAGGTGCTGAACAATATCTAGTTCAGCAAGATAGACTCACTAAACTTACTGGCGCCAGTGCCGATGAGCAGGCTAAACTTAAAGAGTCTGCTCTGTCAGAAGAACGATTTGGAGCTTCAATTCGTCTGCGCGAACGACAAGCCAAAGAAGCAGACATACGCGGCGACCACGAATTGGCTTCAAAATTACGAAAACAAAACGAAGACATTCAAAATGTCAGTGTTCAAGTATTAAAAGCTGGGGGTAAAAATCTAGCACAAGGTATGCGTGACATATCCACTGGATTTGTTACTAGCCCGGCTGCCCGTCAATTTCAAATTGGTTTTCCTAGAACTGCTGAACTGATAAGAAAAGGTGCCGATCAGATAACCATTGCCAACAGCATGAGAGAAGAAGCTGTAGCCAATGAACAAAAGTTTGATCGACTAAGAGCAGTAGGAGCCGCAGATGCAGTAGCAGGTATTGGTGCAGAAGTTGCCGCAATGGCCAACTTAAAGGATCAAACAGAAGCCAATGCTAAAATTACGCATTATCAAAATGATCAAGCTGAAGCTGCCGCAAAAAACATGACATTGATGCAGGTTAAACAACAGCATTATCAACAGGCATTGGATCGTTTGGTTGAGATAGGTATAGGCCCAGTAACTGCCGCAATGAATATATTAGCTGGTGCTATAGAAACGATTGGTGATCTAGTAGAAGATATTCTACACCCACTGGATTTCCTAGCAGGCAAAACTACACACCAACTTGAATCAAAATTAAGAGATGCTACTGCCGCGGGAGATACAGCTAGAGCTAAAGCCATTAGAGAAGAAATGGCCAAAGGCGGTGGTGCCACATCATTTGACACAGCCAAATCCGGCGGCGGTGGGTACACTACCGGTGCTAGAGGAATGCAAAACGCCAGCGATGTTGATAAGATTTTATCCACAATTCGTGCCAAAGAATCCGGCGGCAATTATGGTGCACAGGCCAAAGGCAGTTCTGCATCAGGTGCATATCAATATATCGACAGCACATGGCAGTCTTTAACCAAGAAATTTAGTATTGGTGCTGAATTTAAAAAAGCCAAAGATGCTCCTAAAGAAATACAAGATTTAATTGCTCGCAAAAATGTTGAAGAAATTCTAGCCAAAAATAATGGCAGTTTGTCTGCGGTTGCCAACACCTGGTACACAGGCAATGCACAAGGCAAAATGAGTGCTCAAGCACTGGCAGCCAATAACGGTTTGACAGCAGAAAAATATGCATCCGGTTGGATGAACATGTTTAATAAAATGGGTGGGCCAGCTGTACAAACAGCATCTACTACACCGCAAGCGCCAATAGCGGCACCTACAGGCAGTTATAGTTCCAGTGTAAGTAAACCCACGGATCTAACAGTTCCCAAAGACAAAACAGCATCCACCGGAGAAACTGCAATGGCAGCCAATGATCCTAGCATGTTGCATGAAAATCTGATCGGCGCATTAAAATCTGGATTTGCCGAAATGTTGCGTGTACAGACTGCACAGTTATCAGTACAGAAACAACAATTAAAAGCTACTAGCTAAACTGCGGTAAATAACTTACTATGGCAGATAATAACCGCAGAGGCCCTAATGGTGGGTGGCGCAAGTATTTTAAGGTTGCAACACCTGGTGGACAACTAAGTCCAATTTCCGGATCAAATCAATTTGGATTACCGGGCTATAACCGTAATACTGGTGGTGGCGAAGGTATTAATACTCCTAATGATTTTGCATTTCGCAACTATGCCAGTAGACTACCAGAAGTATACACAGGACATCCTAATCGTGTTGAACGCTATAATCAATACGAAAATATGGATATGGATTCTGAGATTAATGCCTGTTTAGACATTATTGCTGAATTCTCAACACAGATCAACGAAGATAACGAAACTCCGTTTGATATACACTTCAAAGATAAACCAACTGATCACGAAGTAGAAATTATTAAGAAACAGCTACAACAGTGGACAAAACTTAATAAACTAGATCAGCGCATATTCAAATTATTCCGTAACACTATCAAGTACGGCGATCAAGTATTTGTTCGTGACCCAGAAACATTTGAAATGATGTGGGTTGATATGACCAAAGTAGCTCGCGTTATTGTTAACGAAAGCCAAGGCAAGCGTCCAGAACAGTATGTGATTCGCGATATTAATCCTAATTTCCAAAACATGACTGTGGCATCAAAAACCACACAGGACTATTATGTTAGTCGTCCAACTGGCACTATTGGTCAAGGCGCAGGTAATTCAGCCTTTGGCGGCGGAGCTGGTGGCGGAGCTGGAGTAAGCGGCGGCGGAGTAGGTAACAATCGTTTTGTGCAGGCCATGAACGAATCCTGTTTAGATGCTCGTCATATTGTGCATTTGAGCCTAAACGAAGGTCTTGATTTTTTCTGGCCATTTGGACAAAGTATTCTAGAAAACATCTACAAAGTTTACAAACAAAAAGAATTATTAGAAGATGCGGTATTGATCTATCGTATTCAACGAGCTCCAGAACGCCGCTTGTTCAAGATTGATGTGGGCAACATGCCTAGTCATATGGCCATGGCCTTTGTTGAGCGTGTTAAAAATGAAATGCATCAACGCCGTATTCCTACTGTAACAGGTGGCGGACAAAACATGATGGATGCTAGTTATAATCCATTAAGTATCAACGAAGACTACTTTTTCCCACAGACAGCAGACGGTCGTGGATCCAGTATTGATGTATTGCCAGGCGGTCAGAACCTAGGCGAAATTGATGACTTAAAATATTTTAATAACAAGATGGCTCGTGGCTTGCGTGTGCCTAGTAGCTACTTGCCAACAGGCCCAGACGACTCAAATTTAGCTATGAATGACGGTCGTGTAGGCACAGCATTGATACAAGAA